CGCCCAGGGTGCTGCCATTACCGGCACCGTGTGCCCCGCTGCCCTGTTCTTCTGCGGCCAGGAGGTGTACCGCGCCGGCGGCCAGTTCGAGATGTTCTACAAGGACAAATCGGTGAACACCGACGGCCGAGCCTATGAGTTTGGCTTCCAGCACCGCTTCAAAGCCGGTCACCAGATGAGCAACGACCGCTACTGCGGCCTGCTTTACAAGGCAAAGGTAAGCTAAACCCCCTCAAAAGAAAGAGACAGCTATGAGAGTCAGAAGGGGCATATATGAGAGTCTGAAGGGGCGGCTGGCCAAGGAGCTGCCCTGGCTCAGGCTGATAGACCTGGACAAAGGCCAGGTTGGTCACGGGGAGAAAAACTACCCGGTGCCCCTTCCGGCTGCCTACATTCGAGTTGGTCGCATAGACTGGGAGAGCCGTACAGGTATCCAGGAAGGCGACGCAACGGTGTCCGTCGCGCTGGTGTTGGAGCACGTGCAAGACACCTATGACGGAGCCGAAGCCGAGGAGGAGGAGCTGCTGGAGCTGGACCGCGAGGAAGCGGTTTATAAGGCCCTGGAGGGCTACAGCAGCGAGGTCCTCAGCGGTATGGACAGACGCGCGACCCTGCCTGTCGAGTATGGCGGGAATTGGGTGCGCCTGGAGAGTGAGTGGCGCTGCCACGTGGTGCAGAGCAAGCCGAGAGGCCGGGAGGCCGAGCTGGTGACACTCACAGTAAGAACCGATAATGAATAACAAAATTATGAGCAAGAAAGAACAGAACAAAAAGACCCAGGAGCAACCCGGCAAGGAGACCCAGGAGCAGCTGCAGGAGCAGCCCGCGGAGCAGTCCAAGGAGCAGCCCAAGGAGCAGCCCACAGAGCAGCCGACCGAGCAGCCGACCGAGCAGCCGACCGAGCAGCCCAAGGAGCAGCCGACCGAGCAACCCAAGGAGCAGCCCAAGGAGCAGCCCAAGAATAGCAGCAAGCCTGCAGGCAAGAGCGACGACGCCGTGGTTGCCAAGCAGCTGATGGCCAAGTTGGGTGTGGACAAGATCTACAAAGCCGGCAGCTATTGGTTCAAGAGCCGTGACGACGCCGAGTCGTGGGCCAAGCAGCAGCGCTGCGAGGTTGAAGAGTACGGCGGAGCCGAAAAGTAACAACGTAAAACCGGAGAAGGATGCCAGAATGGTTGAGGATAGTGATTGAGGCGCTGCTGACCGGCGGCCTGATAGTGACGCTGGTGACGCTGCGTGCCACACGGCGCAGGGCTATGGCCGAGGCGGCGGGAGTGGAGCGCGACAACCAAAGCAAGGATATGGCCCTTGGGAAGCAGTATGTGGCCGCATTCACCGAAAACATTGTCGAGCCGCTGAAAGAGGAGCTGGCCGCCCTCAAGCAGGAGGTGTCCGACCTGAAGGAAGAGGTAAAAGAACTGAAAGATGCAGTACAGAAAGCTAATACTTGCCCTCACGCTGACGAGTGCCCTGTTTTGCACCGGCTGCAGAAGCACCAAGGAAACAACGCGCGAGCAGTCCGCGGCAACGGAGGGTCGCGTATCCGGGGAGACCCTGACGGAGGCGAGCGGCGAAACCGAAGAGGAGACAGAATGGAACGACACGACGCGGACGGTGAGTCCGACGGGGGACACGACCACGACCATAAAGAGTGGCCGGAAGACGACCCAGCGGAGGGCGAAAGCGAGCGTCAGTGAGCAGCGAACCGAGAGCTCCCAGACGGAGACGCACGAGAAAGAACAGGCGACAGAGAGCAAAGAGCCCGTCGCCAGGACAACGGGGCAGGCAGGGGAGCCAAGGTGGAAGTGTTGGGTTAGAGATTTTGCTTCCGGGTTCGTCGCCTGCCTCTTACTTACAACAGGAATCAAGATATACAGTAGAATAAAAAAGTAACAACAAAAAGATGAACAGATTAGAGATAATCAGAGAGAATGGCGGGATACCGGCGATAGGAGCCAGCAAGGATCCTGTGAGCGGTCTGCTGTTCTATGTGCCGACGGCCGCCTACACGGCCCTGATTGGTATGGACGACAGTCCGTTCAGCGCCACGCAGCACATCGTGAAGTTCGGCTATGCCGAGGATGCCGAGTCGGCGGGGCTGACCCAGTCGGCCCAGAACTGGCACGTGAAGGTGATTGCCTACCACGTGGCGGAGTTCTTCAGGATGAACCCGAAGGGCACGCTGTATGTAGGCGTGTATGAGCGTCCAACGGGCAGTGTGGCGAAGACCTACGATGAGCTGGAGCTGCTGCAGGCCTTTGCCAGGGGCGAGCTGCGCCAGGCAGGCGTGTGGGACGGCTCAACCACAATAGCTGCCACCGACGTGACGGCGCTGCAGAGCAAGGCCAGCCAGCTGGAGAGCGAGCAGACGCCGATGAGCCTGGTGCTGGTGGGCAAGACCACGAAAACCTCGGCGTTGACGCTTGCGCTGCGCCAGGCAGGCAGAAAGAATGTGAGCGTGTGCATAGCACAGGACGGCGACAGCACGCTGTTCACCACCGGCAACACCGGCAGCGAAGCCGTGGGCTGTGTGGGTCTGGTGACGGGTATGATGAGCCTGGCCGCCGTGAACGAGAGTGTGGCGTGGGTGGAGAGATTCCCGAGCGGCATCGACAACCCCGCGCTGGTTGACGGCACGCTGATGAGCGCCCTGACGAAGACCGAGAAAGACACCCTCGACGAGAAGGGTCTGCTGTTCCTGCTGACCTACCCGGCCTATGCGGGGAGCTACCTGAACGACAGCCACACGCTGGACGTGGAGACGAGCGACTACCGCTATATAGAGCGCGTGCGCACGATGGACAAAGCTGTGCGCGGCGTATATGCCGCCCTGTTGCCGAAGCTGGGCGGGAAGGTGTACGTAAACCCTGACGACGGCACCCTGCGAGCCGACACCCTGGCCGACCTCGAGAACACGGCCAACCAGCCGTTGAGAGAGATGGAGAGAGCCGGAGAGTTGAGCGGCTATGTGGCAATGATAGACCCCCAGCAGCCGGTGTTGAGCACCGGCGAGGTGGAGGTGGTGCTGAAGCAGGTGCCGACAGGTGTGATGCGCACTATCAGGGTGAAGATAGGCTTTGCCACGAGTGTTTAAAGAGTGTTTAACCAACGAAGAAAGGAAGTTGAAAGATGAATGATATTATAACCAACGGAGTGCCGCTGATCAACGGGCGGACGTATGACTGGGGAATGGTGAAGGCGTCGATTGGCGGTGTGACCACCGAAAACTGCGCCGCCATCAACTACCAAGACGACCAGGAGGTGGAAGCCGTGTATGCCGGCGGGCGTTATCCTGTGGGCTACGGCAAAGGCCGCATAGAGCCCAGCGGCAGCATCACGCTGCTGATGGAGGACGTGGTGGCGCTGCAGGGAGGTGCTCCCGGCGGCCGTCTGCAGGACATTGCCCCCTTCGATATCGTGGTGAGCTACCTGCACCCGACGACGCAGAAAATCACGACCGACGTGCTGCAGGGCTGCGTGATCAAGACCAACCAGCGCAACTGGACCGAAGGAGACACAAGCCAGAAGGTCGAGTTGCCGCTGATGATCGGCAGGATCAAATGGGGATCCACCCGATAGACAGACCGGCGGGTCGGGCGCGGGCAAACCGCGCCCCGCTCCGCCTAATTGACAATATAAAAAAAGAGTTGCTATGGTAACGCAAGAGCAAATAGATCGCTGGAAAGCGATACACGGCAAGGTGTTCAAATACACAGCCACGGAGGGAGAGAAGAAGTGGGAGGGGTATTTCAAGCCCATCACGCCGGAGGTGCTGGACGCCTACGAGAATGCGTCGAGGCGCAGCAAGCTGTCGGGGGATACTGTGGTGATAGAGAACTGCTGGCTTGGCGGCGACGAAGAGGTGAAGAAGAGAAACGACCTGAGTCTGGGTCTGAGAGACTGGCTTGGGCTGCTGCTGGTGAAGGTGGAGGGCGAGATGTCGGAACTATGACGCCTGACGACCTCGTGGCGCTGAAGGGTGCCGGGAGCGTGAAGCGGCGTGTGGAGCTGCTGCTTGGGATGTGGCACAGGGTGAGAGCCGTGGTGAGGGTGACGTGTGGGTACACGCCGGAGGTGTTGAGAGGGATGAGCTGGGAAGAGTATCGTCAGGCATACGCGGACAGTATCTATTTCAAAACAAAAATTGACAATTAAAAACCGATTAACCGGTCATTAAACAAGAGAAAAAACAGCGATGTCGAAAAGAGAGGTGTCATATATAATCAGCGTGTCGGACCGAGCGAGTGCCGGGTTCCGGAAGGTGGCCGAAGGCAGCCGGAAGGCCCGACGCGAAGTCGAAGGCCTGGAGTCGGCGGCCGAGGATGCCGGCGATGCGATCGAGGATGCCTTTGACGGTGACGCCGTGGAGGGGTTGAGCGAGGAGCTCGACAAAGCGAGACGCAAGACGCGCCAGCTGGGCGATGAGGCGAAGGAGAGCGGGCGAGGCTTTGGAGGGATGGCCAAGGAGGCCAAGAATTTTGTGAAGGTGCTGGCAGCTGCCGAGGCGACGAAGTTCTTTGTGAAGCAGGGGAAGGCGGCAGTGGACGCGGCGGCACAGATGGAGACCTACCAGGCGACACTGGAGACGATGCTGGGGAGCACCGACGCTGCGCGCGACAGGATGGAGGAATACAGGGACGTGTCGAAGATCACGCCCTTTGAGATGAGCGAGGTGGTGGAAGCCGGCAACCAGCTGCAGGCCATCGGACGCTACTCGAGGAAGAACCTGGAGATGCTGGGCGACCTGGCGGCAGCCACAGGCAAACCAATGGAGCAGGTGATGAACGCCTACGCCAAACTGGCCACAGGTCAGAAGGGAGAAGCCAGCAGGATGTTCCAGGACCTGCTGATCAGCCGGAACGATTGGATAGAAGCCACCGGGAAAGGAGTAAGCAAAAGCGGGGAGCTGCTGGCGAGCACGGAGGAGATGATAGCAGCGTTGCCGAAGATAATGCAGAGCAAAGGATTCTTCGGTATGATGGCGAAACAGGCTGAGACTACTGGTGGCAAGCTGAGCAACCTGGAGGATGCGGTGTTCTCGCTGCGGGCGGCGATAGGTGAGCGGATGACGCCGACGGTGAAGAACGCGGTGACGGGGCTGGCGAAGTTGGCCGGGAAAATGGAAGATATTGTGAGAATTCCCCTGCCCCAAAAAATAGCCCAAGAGAAGGCAGAACTGAACGCTTTGGTGGGAGCGCTGATTAGCGCTTCGGGTAAAGAAGATGAAAGAAAACGCATTATTCAGGAGATACAGACCAAGTACCCGGAATTTCTCAAAAACATCAACATTGAGAAAGCCACTACGGAAGAACTTACGACAGCCCTTAGAGCCGCCAATGCGGAGTATGACAAAAAGATAAAGAAGGCAGCATTGGAAAGACGCCTTCAGAAATTCGATGAGGAAGCAGACGATGCGATGGAAGACATTGTTGTCCATCAGATGGCACTTGAAGCGCAAAAAAAACGCCCTGAATTGGGGAAGAAAGGTGACGACCTGCTGAAAGAATTCGGGCGACAGAATAAACTCGAAAATGGGGAGAGATATGTGTGGGACCGGTTAGAGCACAAGGTGTACAAAGTGAAGGGAAGTGGGCTTCAAGCGATGATGCTACCCCATAATCTGACGACACAGCAAGAGGCGGAGATTCAGGCGATAATCGACGAATACGACACCTACACCGATATGCTGACGACTTGGGGAGGCGACGAAGAGAAACTCAAAAAAGCAGAGAAAGCATATAAAAAGTACAAAACTGGACGACAAGTCATTGAGAGAGCCATCGACGCGGAGTTTGGTACCGATGATAGCGGCGATGAGGAGGGTGGCGGTGGTCAAAACGGTGGTCAAAACGGTGGTCAAAACGGTGGTCAAAACCGTGGTCAAAACGGTGGTCAAAACGGTGGCGGAGGTGCCGCCACCGTGGCCGGCACTACCTACAGTGGCGGCAGCGGTTCCGGTGGTGGCAGCGGGAAGACGGTGACGACGAACATAGGCACCTTGGTGGGGACGATAGAGATACATACGACGACCCTGCAGGAGGGTGCCGCCGAGGTGAAGCGGCTGGTGACTCAGGCGCTGCTGGAGGCGGTGCCGAGTGACCTTTGAGAATTGAAAATTGAGAATTGAAAATTGAAAAGCAAAGATGGCAGGAGGCAAGTCGATATACGAAGCAATCAGAATGATAGCCAAGGGTGACGGACAGGCGCTGTGCGACACAGGCGTGGCGCGCAATGTGGACGCCGACCAGGG